CAATTATCACCGTGATCCAGACATGGTAGACTGGGCAACAAGTGAAAATCCTGCCGAACACAAGTCTCATAACCTTATTGAACTGAATAATGGTCAATATGCACTGTATCCAAACAATCGACTACGTATTTTTGACAATAGTTTGACACCTGCAGAACCAAAAATGCCCGATTTTAAGGTTTCGACTCAATATTATCAGGTAGAATGTGGTTATGATCGTCTTGGTATGGGTGATGAAGACGAGTATCACTGGAAAACCGCTCAAGAACGTGAAAATAAATAGTGATAAGGGATAGCAACCCCTATAAAAGTTCTGATTTTTATAAATCAGGAGCAAAAATGGGCAATTCACCTGTAGATAGAGATAAAAATTACATGAGAGAGATGTGGGGAACATCAAATTTGATTACTGATTACTGGTCAATGTCACAATCAACGAATGATCCAGAGGAAAGAGTGCTTTCAGAGGTCATGCACGACACTGCACCACGTCATAATTTAAAAAAACAAAAAGAATTGCACGAAAAAATTCGCAATGACGAAGATTATGATGATTGGGATTACGGAACTGAACCAATATACGGATAATTTTAAAATTAGGTATAAATAAAATCAGAAAACTCTGGTTAAAATGGCAATTCAGAGGGTATCTAGAGCATTTAAAGATATTAGTTTATCATTTGAACCCCATCCTATTACAAATGATTTACCTGTTCTTAAGAATGAGGCAGCGATTCGTAGGTCTGTGCGAAATATTGTTCAAACAATACCCACTGAAAAGTTTTTTAACTCATTATTTGGTTCTGATGTAAGAGGAAGTCTATTTGAATTTGTGGATTTTGGAACCGCATCAGTAATAAGTGATCAAATTATAACCTCCGTTCAAAATTTTGAACCTAGAATTGATAATTTGCAGGTGGAGGTCATTCCATATCCAGATAGAAATGCTTTTGAGGTCACTGTCATTTATGAGATTGTTGGCCAAGAGTTTCCGACACAAGAATATTCGTTCCTTTTAGAGGCAACCAGATAATATGCCTTTTACTAAATTTACAAACCTAGATTTCAACGAAATAAAAGAATCCATCAAGGATTATCTAAGAGCAAATTCCAATTTTACGGGATTTGATTTTGAGGGTTCTAACTTTTCTGTCTTGATTGATACGCTTGCATATAACACTTATATTACAGCATTTAACTCTAATATGATTGTTAATGAGTCGTTCTTAGACTCTGCAACTCTCCGTGAGAACGTTGTATCGCTCGCTAGGAACATTGGGTATGTGCCAAGGTCTAGAGGGGCATCCAAGGCGAATGTGACGTTTACTGTAAATGTAACCGATACTGATACTGGATCGTTTGTTCTTAAGAGAGGTCTTGTTTGCGTTGGGGATACCAATGATTCTTCATATGTTTTCTCAATACCAGATGATATTAGAGTCACAACCACAGAAAATAATACTGTAGATGCTGGAAATAATATTGTTTATAGAAGAACGGCCACTTTTGATAGTGTAGAGATATTACAAGGAACATTTTTGACAAAACAATTTACCTTTGATGGTTCTTTAGATCAAAAATTTGTATTGAATAACTCTTTTATTGATACGTCTACAATAAGAGTATACGTCAGAAGTGCCAATCAAGTTAGTGGTCTTGGTGTAGAATACAGTTTGGTTGATGATATTACTAATATTGATGGGTTATCTCCAATATATCTAATTCAAGAAGTTCAGGATGAAAAATATGAGTTACTTTTTGGTGATGGATATTTTGGTAAAAAGCTAGAAAACGGCGATGTCATCACTGTAAACTACATTGTAACTGATGGTATAGATGGTAATGGAGTTTCTAATTTTTCATTCTCAGGAAGAATCGTAAATGGCGAAGAGACCTCTACTCTGACTCCAGATCCATTTACAGTCACTACAGTAAATTCCTCAAGGAATGGATCTAATATTGAGTCATTGGAATCCATAAAATATTATGCACCCAAAATATATTCATCTCAAAGTAGAGCGGTAACGGCATCTGATTACGAAGCTATAATAAAAAAAATATATCCAGATACTCAATCGGTTTCTATTGTTGGAGGAGAAGAATTAGATCCACCAGAATATGGAACAGTTCAGATTTCCATCAAACCAAAAAATGGAGATCTTATTTCCGATTTCAATAAAACAAAAATACTTTCAGAAATTAAAAAATATTCAATTGCAGGAATAAACCAAAAAATAGTTGATTTGAAAATTCTTTATGTTGAACTTGATACCTCGGTCTATTTTGATTCAAACAAAGTCACTTCATCAAATGAATTAAAATCTCAAGTTACATCAGCATTAACTCACTATTCAAACAGTTTAGATCTTAATAAGTTTGGTGGAAGATTTAGATATAGTAAGGTTCTTAGTGTAATTGATTCAGTTAATGGGGCAATCACTTCAAATATTACCAAGGTAAAAATCAGAAGAAACATTCAGGTTCTCCCAAATCAATTCACACAATATGAATTGTGTTTTGGCAATCAGTTTCATGTTGATAGAGGAGGATTCAATATAAAGTCAACTGGATTTACAATTACAGGAAACTCTTCTTTAGTATACATAACGGATATTCCAAATAGTGACTTAAAATCTGGAGTGATAAGTATTGTAAAGAGGGGTAGTGAAGGAACAATAAGTGTTGTTGCAAAATCCGCAGGAACAGTTGATTATGTTACGGGAGAAGTAAATCTTTCAACAATAAATATAACTTCAACAGAAAAGTCTGGGAACATTATTGAAATACAAGCATTCCCAGAATCGAATGATGTAGTAGGTCTAAAAGACCTTTATTTGCAATTGGATATTTCAAAAACTAAAATAAATATGTTAGAAGATGTAATTGCATCAGGCGAAGAAAAATCTGGAGTTGTTTTCTCTAGAGATTCCTACACATCAAGTTATTCAAACGGCAGTTTAAACAGACAGTAATATGATACAGACTGGATTTGAATCAAGAATTAAGGTTCAAGATATTGTTCAAAATCAATTACCAAGTTTTATTTTGGATGAAAATCCAAAGACAGAGGATTTTTTAAAGCAATATTATATTTCTCAAGAGTATCAAGGTGGACCAATAGACATTGCAGAGAATTTAGATCAATATTTAAAGTTAGATAATTTAAAACCAGAAGTTATTGTAGACAATACTTTATTAGAATCATCAATATCTGAAAGTGATACTACAATTAGTGCTTCAAGCACTAAAGGATTTCCAGAGTCATATGGATTATTAAAGATAGATGATGAAATTATTACATATACCGGAATAACCACAAATTCTTTTGTTGGATGTATTCGTGGGTTTAGTGGAATAACAACATATCATCAAGATCTCAATCAAAATGAATTAGTATTTTCCAAATCATCCGCGACTTCGCACACCAGTAATTCTTCAATCAAAAATTTAAGTTCATTATTTTTAAAAGAATTCTATAAGAAATTTAAATATTCTTTTGCTTCTGGATTTGAAGACAAAAAAATATATGAAGATGTAAATGCAGGAAACTTCTTAAAAGAGATTAAATCCCTGTATTCAACAAAGGGAACAGATGAATCCTTTAAAATTCTTTTCAAGGCTTTATTTGGGCAAACGCCAGAAATTATAAATTTAGAAAAATATCTTTTGAAACCATCTGATGCAGAATTTTTGAGACGAGAAGTCTTAGTTGTAGAGGCAATTTCTGGTAATCCACTCAATCTTTTAGGTCAATCAATATTTAAATCTACAGATAAAACCACACAGGCATCAGTTTCATCCGTAGAAAATTTTACAAGAAAAGGAAAGACGTACTACAAGTTGTCTCTCTTTGTTGGTTATGGTGACAAATCAAATATTCAAGGATTATTTGATATTACACAGAGTACGAAGTGCTTAGAAGAAACTTTAGCAGGATCTACAGTTTTATCAGTAGATTCTACTATTGGATTTCCACAGAGTGGAACTATATATTCCGGAAATAATACAATTTCATATTCCAATAAAAGTGTTAATCAGTTTTTGGGTTGTTCTGGAATTGAAAGCACTATTTCTTCAACAGATGATGTAAGATCTAATGAAACTTACTATGGTTATGAAAATGGAGATATTTCTAAAAAAGTCGAATTTAGAACAACTGGCGTTTTATCAAAATTTGTTCCCAAATCGGAATCAATTTTTGTCGAAGAGGGGCAAATTCTATCAATAAAAAGTCTTGGTGAACGTGTAATTAACAGAGAAACTAATAATAATTATAAAGAAACTTTTGCAAATAGTTGGATTTATAATACATCATCTACGGTTGAGATAGATTCTTTTACTAATGGTGGTGTTATTTTAAAGTCTGCGGTAGATAAATCTCAATTTAAAGTTGGTGATAAAGTAGAAATTATAGATTCATATAGTGGAGAAATTAAATATCCAACTCAATCTGATGACATTCCATATATTTCTTCTTTTGATAAAAGTTCTTTATTACTGTCTTTGAACAATTTCAATAATTTTATTTCAGAATCTTCGGGAGTCTATTCTATTCGAAGAAAAATAAACAAAGCATCAAGTGATTCGGTTTCCATCGAATATGGAAACAATAAAATTATCTCAGATATTCAAAATGTTTATTTTGATGAAGATAATTTTGCATATGTAGCATCCAATTCTTTACCATCATCAAATGATTTTGAAAATATTCCATATGTTTATAATCTAAGTGCATCTTTAAATAGTTTTTCTATCAATCAAAATAGTGGTCAATTAGAAGATGTTGATGAGGAATATAGTCTAACTTCAGAAACTAAAGTATATACTTCTATACAATTTGATCAAAAGGTAAACTTTGTAACTGGAGATAGTATTTACTATGAACCAGAAAATAGTTCTATCGCTGGATTAACAACAGGAACATATTATGTTGAAGTTGTAAAAACTTCCGATCCATCCACAAATAAAAGAAAGATAAAGTTGTATGGATCTAGATCATTTATTGGTGATAATACAAATTCGATAAGACTTTCTTTCCCCAATGGAATAGATGGAAATCATAATTTTACATTATCTTCACAAAAATCAAAATCCATATTGCCAAACAAAAAATTTAAAAAATTTAAATTAGAGCAAAATTTAAATGATGGAACTAAAGAAAAAACAATTCCTGGAAGCATTGGTATGCTTATCAATGGAGTTGAAATTGATAATTGGAAAGTTAATGATATAGTTTATTATGGTAATTTAGTTAGAGTTGAGATTTTAAATGGTGGCGATGAATTTGATGTTATAAACCCACCAAAGTTAGAGGTTTCCTCTGGAGCAGGAACTACTGCTCTAGTTCAACCAGTTGTTAAGGGATCGGTAAAGGAGATACTAATTGATGAGAAAGATTTAATTGTAGAAAAAGTCTTATCAATCAATGTTTCTGGTGGAAATGGAACTGGTGGAATTTTTAAACCAATAGTTTCTAGGAAAAGGATTGAAGTATTATTTGATGCTAGAACCACAACTAATGGGGGAGGAATTAGCACAACAACATCACAACTCACATTTTTAACCAATCACAATTTTGTCAATGGTCAAGAAATTATATACAAAAATTCTGGTCAACCATCAGTCACAATAGGTGCTGGAACATCTTCTTTGATTGATAATAAATTATACTATGTTAGAGTTGATAATAATACAACTATAAAATTATATGAGAATTTGGATGATTATAATTCAAATAATTTTATAACTTTTGAACCGACTTGGAAAGAAGGTGGAATTCAAAAGTTTGCTTTTAATGAAATTAATAACATTTTAACCGACATTCAGATTATTGATGGTGGAGAATTTACTAATAGGAAATTGATCGTAAAATCTTCCGGCATATCAACTACGGAAAATACAATTAACTTTGAAAATCATGGATTTTCTACTGGTGAACTCATTGAGTATTCTTCAGATTACCCAATTTCAGGAATTCAAACGACCAATCAATATTATGTTGTAAAGGAAACTGATAATTCATTCAAATTATGTGATGCTGGTGTTGGTGGAACAAATACAACTAATTTTAATTCTAGAGTTTTTTCAGTATTCTCCTCTCAAGGAACTGGATATCAAACTTTCAAATATCCAGATATAACAGCAAATATAGAGTATACTACGGTAGGAATTGCAACTACAACTCAATCCAGATCCATCACACTAACTCCCATTGTAACAGGTAAGATTGATTATCTATATCTTTATGAGAAGGGAACCAAATATGGATCAACAATTTTAAATTTACATAAAAAACCCGATGTATCGATCAAAGTTGGAAAAGATGCTCAAGTGTCTCCAATCATTCAAAATGGTTTTCTTGGAGAAGTAAACCTTCAATTTGGTGGTGAAGAATATTTTTCAACTCCAGATTTAGAAGTTTTTGATCCAACAGGATCTGGATCTGGTGCTAAGTTAAGACCTGTTGTTTCTAATGGATCAATTACTGATGTAAAGGTAATTAGAACTGGAATAGGATATTCTACTTCTACTGTTGTCAATGTATTGCCAAGGGGAATTAACTTTGTTGAAAAAGTTGTTGTAGATACTGAAGTCAGATCACTCACAGTAAATAATGTCAATAAAACTGATTCTAAACAATATGAAATTTTAAGAGACGATGATAAATTGCAGTATTCTGTTTCTGCATATTTTGATACTCTGAGATCATCCTTTGAAGATGATGGAAGCACAACTTCAAGAATTATTGGTTGGGCATATGATGGTAATCCGATTTATGGATCATATGGATCTCTAAATCCACAGAACATCAGTT